GATGTATGATTTAAAGCCGTCTGCGCATGCGCGGGATATAATTTTGAAAATGCAAAAAGAACAAAACTGCTCTTTGTTGCATTTCAATCGGATAATACTTTTATATCGCGAACTATTAAAAGATAATCTTGACATTAAGGTAATAGATAGTTCTGCTGGTTGGGGTGATAGGATTATTGCATCAATGTTATACGGTGTATCAGAATACGTAGCATACGACCCTAATACCAAATTAATAGAAGGTCATAAAGAAATGATGCAATATTTTAATGATAATAAATTATTTGGGTTTTATTCTTCGAAAAAAAAGGAATCCTTTGTTAAATATAAAATCCATTATAAAAATTTTGAGAATAGTTATGCTCACGAGTTTAAGTATTTAAACCACTTTGATATTTGTGTATCATCGCCGCCGTTTTTTGCCAAGGAAATTTATTCATTAGATAAGACTCAAAGCGCCGTTTCATATCCGGATATTATGGATTGGTTAAACAATTTTTTGATTGCTTCTTTTATAAAAGTAATGACCTTCTTGAAAAGCGGTGGCTATTTATGTTGGTATATCGAAGATATGCGCGATAATGCTGGCGATTATGTATCTCTATTTTTAGAAAAAATTGCATTATTAAATATATGTAAAAAAATACATAAAATCGGGTTTGATTATCATAAAAACACAACTAAACATTATGAATCAAATGTGCGATACTTTCATATATGGCAGAAATTATGAGTTAATAATTAGGCCTTTGGGTATAAAAATAGGCGAGGTTGAAGTTAAATTTATAAAGTCTTCGTTATCTTGATAATGAGAGTTATAACGTGATTTTGATGGTGATGGCGATTTTGATGGCGATGTTTGCATTAATTCTTGTGTTGGTTCTTGTGTTGGTTCTTGTGCTTGCGCTGGTGTTTGTTCTTGCGCTGGTTCTTGCGCTGGTTCTTGCGCTGGCATTGGCACTGGCATTGGCGCTACTTCATCATTGTTCGTTTTTTGATAATCGCGAGGAAAAGAAGGTTTAGTAGGTATAACAATCCCATGTTTAATATTATGACATTCTTTAAATAATAGCAAAAATTCTTTTGTAATCTTGTCTATATTTAAACTTTTACTTATTGTTGTTATAGATTCATTGCTTTTGTTATAATATTTAGATAGACATTTATAATCATAAATTATAGTATCTTTATAAGCATAAATAATTATTTTGGCACTTACATTTGGATGTGCCGAATAATTAGATAATATATACTTATCATATTTTTTATAGTAATACTTGCCTAACTCTTGCCATTTGCGCAAGATTGAATTTAATACCATAATATTTTTTTTACGATCGGGATTTGGTTCAAGAGATAGTTTTAATATACCGGGGTTATTATAACTTGTGTCTCCCCCAATCATATCGTTTTTCGATCGCGATTTCCAATCAGAAATATTTACAACTCCATTGCTAATAATGCGCAATTTTAGTATTATCTCGTTTATATTTTGCGGATCATGTGATAAATCACTTATTTTATAGATTGCATTTTTATAAGAACAATATGCTTCTCCGGAATAAGAATAACAATAAATACTTTCATTGTTGTTTAATAAATAATATCCTCCTTTGTTGTCATAGTTAGTTTTTCTATTTAAATCTACTCGCCATGCGCGCTCTATTTTTTTTATAAGTGCATTACTTGATAATGACATATATATTATAATATAATTATTATGTTTCGCGATAATAATATTTCATAACAGTTTTGAAAATATGCCCCATAGCATATGATAACTCTTCAGACTTTTCTTTGGTATAATTCTTAATTGCGTATGTTTCAATACTACCGCGCAGTAAATTTAAGTTATACCCTATGTGTTTTTTTATATCTTGTGCAAGTGTTATGCTAATGTTTTCTCTTGATTCGCCTTGTATTAGCCAATCAGTCTCGTTTGGTATTGCTTTTATTTCTTGGTATAACAAATCTGGCAATTTTATCTTCCTATATTTGCCGTTTTTGGTATACCTTTCAGAAATGTGCCAATAATCAGGACATAATTGAGAATATTCGCATGTTTCGTCATAGGCGTCGTTTAGTTTAGTCCATACTAAATCAGAATACCTCAGAATTCCTATATTTTGAAATATTAGAATTGTTCTTCTTAGGTTATACCCAATGTCTTTGCCCATTAATTCTTTAAACTTAGGCAAAATTATTAAATCATAGTTAGGCACTTCCTTCATAGGCATACATATATCCGCATATTTATTTCTTGCGCTTGCATAACTTGCAAAGATATGCATGTCCATATTATTTGATTGTTCGGTAAAATGCTGTAGGTATACCAAAATTGACCGAAAATATATCTCTTTGCTGGCAATGGAGCAATTCATTTCTGATATTATTGAAATAATTTGTTCTGAATGATTAATAAATAATTCGGGTATAAAATGATTTGTTTCGTTGTTGCAAAACTCTTGTAATTTTTTGATGTTATATAAATATATTTCATAGGTTTTAGTTTTCCATGTAGGCAACCTACATTTTTCCCATGAAACACCATTTGAATACTGGGCTATATATATTTTATCTGGTTCATTATAATTTTTTCCCGTTGCGTTCTTATATGCTTTATATAAATTATGAATCAAAACGGGCCCCGTGCCATCCTTATTAGGAAATAAAAATTTAGTAATAATATATTTTTTTGGATCCATTATTTCATCAATAAACTCGTCGGGTATACCTAAACAATTTAAAACAAAACGACCATTAGTTATGAGTATAACATGCAGATTAATTGCCTGGTTTAATGGCAATATATTAGATAATAGTCTTTTATATAAGCAAAGCATACGCACATTCTGGTTTATCTTTTTATTATATTCCATTATATTATAACGTTATAACTCGTTCTTCTTTAGGTAGTGCTTTTAATGTAAATATATTATGAGCATAACAGCGCCAATTATGCGTGAGGGTTTTGTATTCGTTTATAACATATGTTATTATTTCAAACTCTTCGAGTGTTATAAATATATCAATAGCACTTACATCAAGTGTAAATGTTATATAAATATTTCGCATTTTTATTGTTATTGTATTGTTGCTTGCAATTCGATATAATCTATTTTTTAGTTTTATACTGAGCACCGCTTGATCATCAACGAAGCCGTGATGCAATTCTACTTCGTATTCTTTTATGTTTTTCTTACGTGTATCTAATTTCGTTATATATCTTATACTTAACGGGACAACGCGATAATCGCAAGTAGAAATAAGTAGTTCAACAAATGGAATTATTGATTCGTTGCATTTTAATTGATCCTCCATTCTATGGATATATAACTCATAAAATATTGTAAGATAGTCTTTGTCGCATTCCAATAAATCATGTATCCCGATACAATATATTTTTCCAAATTCATATGAAAACTTTTGAGATATAATTGGGTCTGTTGATATATTAATTATTATTGACGACGGACTCGTGGTTAGCATTTGGTCGGGATTTATACTCGATAGAATGCTCATAATAGTTATTTCTTGTTATGATGTTATGATATATTTATTATTGTAAGCCAATAATAAATCAATTATTATATAGTAATAATAAATCAATTATTATACAGTAATAATCTGTTTAATATCTTGTATCCATGAATTGGTTTTACCTGATAAGTATTCTGTTGCCGCTTTAATAAATAATGGTTCGAGATCAGAAGGGTATATCGGCGCATAGTGTAAAGCAATTAATAAAAAAAATGCGAGTTCAATGCCACCTACTATAATAAATGACACTGCTGTTTCAAAGAGCATTATATAAAAAGAATGCATCTGATATGCTTTCAAAAATATAACAAGGCCAATAAAAACAGCCATCGTGCAACCAATAAATATGTTCCAATTCATAAACAATTTCTTGTTATACTTAACTGTTTGCGGTTCTTGTTTGTCCAATGTTTCCAAAGTATTAATAATACTATCTGCATACTTTCCTGCTAAATTATTTAATGGTGTGGCTGGCAGTAAACCATATAAATTAAACATTGCATTAAGCAACATTTTGCTAAAGACCTTATATGAAGATTTTAGTATCATATGATAAAAAACCATTCCTAATATGCATGCTATTGTTATTATGTGAAGGATTACAGATAAACCTAATATTTTTGGTTGCATTTATATTATATAATATTATATTATAATATATATTGTAATGGAATTAAGCGGAAATTATACTTACGATTCGGATTATAATACTGAAATATATACGCTTACAGGATTATCGGCTTTTCTTATAATTGGGATCATGGTGTGCTTAATTTATTATTTTAAAACATTTACAAATATACGGTCTACATGGACCATCTCTGAAGTTATAGTTAATATATTATTATCTTCTGGTCTTATGAGTGGCTTTTTATGCATTTTTTATTTTACTTATTTAGATAAAGTAGAAAAAGATGTTTTACTTAATAACATTAAAAACGTTTTTAATGATCTTGGACCCGAAGATAAGATCCCTGCCGAGATTGTTTCATTACTTCAAGAAATAATTAATTACATAAAATTAAATTACGTTTCTAATAATAACGCGGATGCTAATGTAATTGCAACTAATGTGGCGATACGAAACAAAGCAATATATATATTTGGCGGAGGGTTTTGTATAGTGTTGATTATTTCTATAATAATAATGTTAGTCGTAAAAGCACCTATATTTAAAATATTAGGTATTAATTTAGTGCTACTTGCAAGTATAGCATTTACTGAATTTATGTTTGCTACTTTTTTTGTCGCAAATTATTTATACCTTGACATAAATAATATTATATATGATACATTGGCTGTTTATCAAACAGGTGCACCTGCACTAACTAATGAGGTCAATTCGGCTTACCCGCCACCTGGTTATTTTTCGCATCCATTTTTTAATAACTAAATTAGTTATTATATTATAATCTCTAATAATTTTGGTTTCATTATTGCTCGACAATTATGACAATCCGGTTTATCCACCGTCGTGGTATTATAATAACCAATTTTTTGATAATTGGTAATTATGCACAACCTGGAGCGCCATTTACTGTTTGTCTTGTTCTTTTATTCCACTCTTTGCCTTCATAATAATAAATATTGCCAAGTTTAGTAGGAAACGTTATTTTTATTACGTAATACTTAATACCTGCATTATTCGCAATAAAACGCCCGCGCAATGAAGATAATTGCAATAGTAATGAGTTATAAATATTTTTCCGTTTAATATGCCCAATAGTTGCAGGACGAAACTGTTTAATTCGCGTAATCATAGCGTCTTTATACCTAGTAATCCAATAATAAATGTCGTTGATGTCGTCTTTTTTTATTCCTATCTCTTCGCCACTAAAAATAGGATACTTTTCGTTATTTTGTAGATCACGTAATAATGCGGAATGAGGGCATGTTTCTTTTATATATGAGTATAAACTTTTTCTAAAATAAGGATCATTAGCAACTACAAAAATACTACAAGAGAACTTCTGCATTAACAACGACCATGTCCGCTTCTTTGCAATGTAATTTTTATATATTATTTTACTAATGGCGCGCTTCTGCTTTGCTTTTTCGATTTTTTCTGTTAACTCTCTGTCTACATATACAAAATCATCATAATTCTTTGTCGTTTTTACTAATATTATTTCAAATTTAATCATACTGTATAATTCTTCAGGTGAATAATACTCAGGCATCTGTTTTATTAGATTCTTTTCGGTTATAATCCATTCATTGATAACATCATATGTCATATCAGACAAGCGGGGAATGCCAATGACCTCACCCGGGTCTGAAATTCCTATAAAAACCTCACCGAAATCTATATCAGTTGCATTGCCAAATACTGATAAATATTTAGGGACATAACATAAAAGGTATTGATACAAATTATGATCTGTAATAATATCGAAATCCTTGGGCAATTTCCCCGAGGTTATAATATGCTCAATCTGGTGTTTAGGATACCATACGTTCATTGAAACATATTTTAATGTCCAATTTTTGTATTCGGTTATAAGTGTTTCTTTAGGGAGAAATTGATATAAAACCAACTCGTGGTTCATGCTTTATTTAGAATACTAATGTAAATTTTCAATTACGTATTCGAGTTATTAATTACGTATTCGTTTTATTAATTACGTATTCGAGGTATAAATCCGTTGTAATTATGATTTTTGTAATGGCATATATTGATATATTGTAATGAGAGTTTAACAACGAAAACGTTAACTCTTTCATTAAATTTCCGTCATCATCAATAAATAATGATATAAACTCTTTGATATCTTCTTGTAGTTTCATTGGCAAGACAGTAGTGCTGGTGCTTGTCCTGTTGCTGTTGCTGTTGCTTGTGCTGTTGCTATTGCTGTTGCTATATATTCGCATATGTTTAATTTTATTAACAACATTTGCATTTTGTTGTATATATGACTTGCCTTTATATCTTATTAAATAGTTTCCATTTGATAAATGCTTTATACCCGTAATATCTTCAATGGCAAACTGTTTAATGATGCCATTTCTTGGACATAATAATGGTTTTACATAATCTACGTATAAAGATATGCATTGTGTTATGAGATATATAGATATGTTCTTAACGGTATTCATTTATTTCCTTAATACTTTATAATAGAAAATTATTTATATTATATTATATTAATAATGAATATATCAGAAAGAATAGATAAGGTAATAAATATAATTAAACATAAACATAACGAAAATAGTTCTGAAAAATCATGGGACACTTCAAAAAAAAGCATTGATACGTTTACGCCTAACATGGGCGAAACATTAATAAAGAATGAAGGTATAAAACTAAAATCGAAATTGCCTTCAATGAATGAAGTAGAAAACGATGCTTTGATTGCGGCGGCAAAAATAAATAATATAAAAGGGGGCATAACCAATAAATACCAACAATATTTATCAACTAAAACACGCCCGGACATAGTGTTAATTAGTGAATTGGTTATACTCGGAGTTTTTATTGCGGTTGCGTTAAAAGTAATTCCTAAACTTACATCGGCGAATGAGCCAAGGTATTCTGTGCAATCTCTAATAAAAGCATCTAATATGCCGATTGGTAAGTTATCTGTTGCAGAAACTAACAATGTGCAAACAGAGTTGTTGGCTATAAGCAATTTTAAGAAATATTTCGCCTCTGATCCGTTTTCTGATGAAAATTCAGGTAAAAATGTAATAAATTTCGTAAATCTTATATGGCCGTTATTAGCCTTTGCATTGCAATGGATTATTCCGCCTTTTATATTTGGCTACATAATATGGTTCATTGTGGTATACTGGCAATACGTATTTGCCGCGTTTAAAGGTTGGCTAAAAATGATGTTTGCTTATGCAACCGATTTATTTGAAGGAAAATTCGGTTGTAAATGGTATGTTGCTATGGCAACTGGTTGGGGGTGCAATGATGTTAATTTTGCAGATTATTATGACCCGTGGAAAAATACATATATAGACATTCCGGTATACTACGAACGCATGAAATATATACGTAAATTTTTATGGGTAAAACGCGCATATTATGAAGTTCCGTATCGCAAATATATTATAAGGCCAAAACATATTTATTATAATAAGTATCGCTTTGCAAAAATGTTATATACTACGCGTGCAGTAGATGTATTACTTTTAAAATTATTGGGAATAGATAGGGCAATAGTGCAAATGCCGAGGGATGCACTTTTAGATTTATTAAAAGACAAAGAAGATGTAGTTCCAATATTATATGCTAAGGTAAAACAAGCAAAGTCGCAAGTAGATAATAAGAATTATCCGAGTATAAACAAAAAAGGAAAACCGTGTATGTGTCCTGCTTCAAAAGGTCCGTTGTCGCAAATTAAAAAAGTAAAAGGCACTGCTGTGAAAATGTCTGATAAAGTAAGCAAAATTTATTCAAGGTATAACAATGCAATTAAAACAGAAGAAGCCAAATTGCAAAAATCTGCGACAGATAAAACAGATATGATTAATAAGGCTGATTCTGTTATAAAAGAATTAGATTCAGAAGGCTTTGAAAACATGGCGACATGCCGAATGAAAAATGACATTGATTTAAACTCAATCTTATTTATTATAATATTTGCAATTATTACGATAATATTGATATTTATTTACGATAACAATAAATCTAATAGAATTAAATATTATTATATCGGGGTAATATTATTAGTTTTATTTATTTTGCTATGATATAAAATATCATGCATATCTTTTTATTCCAAAAGAACGAAGATGATATATTAGAAGAATGGATAAAGCATCACGCTAAAATAGTGTGTTATAACAATATAACAATAGTAGACCATAATTCTACTGATAATAGCATGCGCATTTTACAGAAGTATGAAAAGTTAGGC